AATCCAAATTCTCGTACTAAGTCCTGGTAGATTCTCATTGCTTTTAAGTCTTTATTTACTTGTATTTGAATATATTCCTTATATGGATCAAGTATTGAACAAGTTTCTTTTCTCTCAACACACCCTTTCTCATTAAGTTCATTAAGAATCCGTCTTACAGTCTTTCTGTCAATTTCAAGTATTTTTGCAATTTGTGTTTTGTTATACCCTTTTTTTGATAAAGTTTGTATTGTTGTATGCATTGCTACCCCCAACATTATATAATCAACTCCCACTTGTTTAATTAACATAATGTTAATCTACAAGCAAAAGTTTGTAAACAGGTGGGGAATTTTCTTTCCCGAAACCGGGTAATTAAATTTTACCACTGACACAAACAGAAATGAGAACGCGCTACCGATGCGGTTTTTTGGTTTATCTCTTGACCGAAATAAACTTGAAAATATACTCAAAACATATCACCTCTTACAATTTTGCATCTGGACGCAAATAGGAATTACTGTTATAATTAAATGAAATGAATCATGTATGTACCTCTGGGTGGGTTCAATTCCCACCGCCCCGAATATCTACATCGCTTCCATAACCACAATTGCTTCAGCCTTTATAACCGGAATAATCCGTGAACAAGCTAAATTCGTATTTGACAAAGTTAAGGAGTGGATGCCGATGTTGGTTATCTCTTTAGTTGCTCTGCTTGGTACAGCCGGGGTTCTTGGTAAGCAGGGTTGTCATAGCATGCAACCAGCAGAGCAACATCAAAGCTAAGAGCCGAAAAGGCTCTTTTTAGGTTTATAAGATTAGTAACCCCCTCTCGTTATACACAGACTCGCCACTGCTTCCATGTCCACAACGAATGGCGCGGTCAAGTGCCATAATGGTTGCTACCGCACCATCTATTCTTTCTGTGCTTTTCTCCTTATCCGGCTTTATATTTCCGGCTGGATCAGTCTTGATATAGATGTTATCCATCATCCAGCGGAGAACCGGATGCCCTCCGTGTGCGATTTTCTGTTCCAGTGTCAGCTTCATCAATTCCTTTGTAGGTGGAGACATATCTTTAAAACCCTGTCCAAAGGGAACAACTGTAAAGCCGAGACTCTCAAGGTTCTGTGTCATCTGGAAAGCTCCCCATCGGTCAAAAGCAATTTCTTTAATGTTGTATTTCATACCGAGTTGTTCAATAAAGTTTTCAATGTAGCCGTAATGTACGACATTCCCTTCTGTCGTCATAAGGTTTCCCTGTTTTACCCAGAGGTCGTACTGGACATGATCGCGACGTACACGGAGATCAATGTTGTCCTCCGGCATCCAGAAAAATGGGAGTATCTCATACTTGTCCTCCTCGTTCTGTGGCGGGAATACCAGCACGAAAGCTGTTATGTCCGTTGTAGAAGAAAGATCCAGACCGCCATAACATACTCGACCTTCCAGTCTGTCAGCATCAACTTGGAATGCACAGGCATCCCACTTTGCCATTGGCATCCAGCGAACAGCCTGTTTGACCCACTGATTAAGCCTGAGCTGTCTGAAGCTATTCTCTTCAGCCGGATTTTGCTTTGCACTTTCACAAGCAGCCCGAACCTTCTCAATATCAACCGTTATTCCAAGGGAAGGATTCGCTTTTCGCCATACTTTCGGATCAGTCCAATCATCATCTTCCTTGGCACCATAGATCACGGGATAAAAAGTAGGGTCATGTTTCCTGCCTTCCAAAATGTCCAGCGCTTTCTGGTGTGTTTCATAGCAGATGCTCTGGGTATCTGTCCCTGCTGTGGTGATTAGGAAATATAGCGGCTGCTTTCTTGCATCACCAGAGCCTTTTGTCATAACATCAAACAACTTCCGGTTCGGCTGGGTATGCAGTTCGTCGAAAACAACACCGTGGACATTGAATCCGTGCTTGGAATAGGCCTCGGCTGAGAGCACCTGATAAAAGCTGTTTGTTGGCAGATATATCAGTCGCTTTGTTGAAGCCAGCAGCTTTACACGTCGGGACAGTGCAGGGCACATCCGTACCATGTCGGCTGCCACCTCAAAAACAATCGATGCTTGCTGGCGATCAGCCGCACAGCCATATACTTCTGCACGTTCCTCTCCGTCCCCGCAGGTCAATAAAAGGGCAATAGCTGCAGCAAGCTCTGATTTGCCCTGTTTCTTAGGAATCTCTACATATGCCGTGTTAAACTGCCGATATCCATTTGGTTTAAGAATACCGAATATATCCCGGACTATCTGTTCCTGCCAGTCGATAAGCTCAAAAGGCATGCCCGCCCATGAGCCTTTCGTATGGGAGAGGGCCTGTATAAAAGAAACCGCATAGTCTGCGGCATCTTTATCATAATAAGAGCCTTCGGCCATGAAGGCGGTTGGCTTGTAATTCTTTAATTTACGCGTAGATGCCGCCTCCTTTTATAAATGATCAAAATAAAAGAGCCTCCGTAGAAGCCCTTCGTATTTGCCTACTCTTTATTAATCTGTTTCTTCAGTTTCACCAGTTAAAATAAAGCGAATATATTTAGTTTTATTACATATGAGGTAAGCTACCAGTTCGTAAAAGCCTCGCTCGTAAGCCTCATCCTTTACACGATCCACATTGAACATGTTTGTGACCCCGCTTTCTCTTATAGCGAGGATTTGCTCCTTTATCTTTTCACTCATCAGTGGGCACCTCTTTTTCAACCGAGTCAATGGTGGCCTGGCGCAGGATATCTATATCGAAGCCCGCATCCTTATAGCCTTCCAATATGATTGTGTAGTAATAACAACTTGGCTGGCCAAGTGGCCTGCCCTCGTTCATAACATACACCATAGCTTTAACGGTCTTTCCTCCCAGTTTTACCTTTACCGTTTCCTTTCGGTAAAGAAAGGGCCAGCCTTCATAGCGGTCGAGCGCAGCCTCATCTGCAGAGGTCAATTCCCAGACTAGTACCGGAACGCTGCCACCCTTAAAAGGTTCTATTGTAGCCACCGCACCAGCATGTGCGCCCCGGAATAGGAGCCGCCAATCTTTCAGTACACTGGGGCCTGCCACCTTTGCCGTGGGGCACCGGTTTGCCATCTGCTTTATGTTAAGGTTCGAGCCGTAGGCAACGTATAGTTTCTTATCCATTATTATTTGCATCCTCCTTCTTGAGCTTAGGTTTATCGGACGGTTCAGGCCGCCCGAAATCGCCATGCTGCCGACCCATTCAAGTGAGCTGTCAGGTGTTCACGGCAGTTTGCAAACTCCTCGCCGATGAAACCTATACGGTTTAAATAAGTCCGCATGGCAAACTTTTCGTTTTCAGTCTGTGGCTTCTTAGCCGATGCATATTTTTGCGTAAGTGCCTGATGATTGAGGGCCAAAGCCAAAACCACATAGCTTCTTATCTTTCCAGCATGAAGTTCACTGTTAAAGCCCCTAAGCTCTACTGTGTGATTGCCGGTGAAAAAGCTGTGAAGGTTCAGAAAATGGTAGCGGCTGTTGTGATAATGCCTGTCGCGGCTCTCGCTGTAGCCCTCGTACCAAATCTCCTCAATTGCTCGCATGGTCTTAGGCTTACGACGGTTCATCTTATCGACCAGTATGCTGTCCATCTTCTTGCAGTAGCTCATTCTCTCCGGTGCTATCTGGAGTGCCTTGTAAAAAAGGTCATTCTTGCTCGCTATGATGTTTATAAAGTTTCGGATGCTCCTTGGTGTGTGGTTGGAACCGTCAAGATGAATGTGTATGCCGCATGAGGAATTCGCAAAAGCCCCTGCCTTACGCAACCGCCTGACTAATTCCTGCAGACATTCGATGTCCTCCCGGTAGGTAAGGATGGGGCTGACCAGCTCCACACTATATTCACGGGTAGTAGAAACCTTTTGACGGTCATTACGCTTTTGACAGAAAATACTTCCGTCGCTCATGATCTTCCAAACCCGTCCGTCTGGCGCTATGACCTTCTTGGTGTCGTAATAGTCTCCCGTGTTGGTTATTGTCCCTCCAAGGTACTCTGCGGTAACTATCGCTGCTTCGTTTCTTGTAATTCCTGTAAACTCAATTTCAATTCCAAATCTGCTTGTTAACACTGTGTTTTTCCTCCCGAGTGTATGTTTTAGCCGTCCGGCATGTACATATATCACTCTGAAAGGCTTATATAGCAAGCGATATCTAAGAGAAAAAACACACAAATATATGGATATTACAGGTCTTAAAACCCCGAATACTTTATAGCTTTTTTACTAAATCCTCACCATAAACGACACCAAGTATAGATCCTTTGTCCCAAGTGCAGAATATCGTGCCCGTGTCATCCACAAAGTCTACAGTACCTCTGTCACCGGGTATTAATTTAGAATACTGGTCGTTCATCCGCACCAACTCAACACGGGTTCCCGCCGGATATTGCTTTCGGAGCATCTCCACGATCTCCTTTGAAGGAAACTTATTCATGCTCTGTTACCTCCGTCGCTTTTGCTTTGGCACCGTTCTTGAAAGCACTGTTGCCTGGCAGGTTTCTGAGCAGGATTTTACGCGCTGTTTTGTACTCATCGCCCACAAAACCCAATCTTATAAGGAACACTCGGAAAGCGAACTTCTCATTATCAACAGGCTTATCTTTGGCTGTCACACGATGCTGTTCCTTTGCAGCTGCACAAAGGGCACCAATGAAGCGAGAGTAAGCAGAAAGCTCCTCTGGATCAATCCCGAAGCGGAACCATGGAAACCTAATTGTTGTTTCTGTCCGCTCGATAGGCAGCTTATCAACTCCGATTGCCTTTTTAATGAGAGACTCTTTGCTTGCAATGAGCCGTTCCAGATTCTCCAGTGCTGAGTCGGTAAACCCATCAAGCGGCATTTCTATCGTAAGCGTGTCACACATTTCACCGGTGCCTGCTTCGTCAGTTTCGTAGGTAAAGCCGAGTTCCAGAAGTTTTTTCAGTAAGTTCTGGATGGTAATCTCGTCCGTGCGATCATCCCATGAAAGAGTCCCATCCTTGCTGATGTTGATATTGCCTACAACATAGGCAAAGCTCGGTGCACCTTTATAAACAGGTTCAAGGCCGAGGGCTTCTCCTATTGCCTTGGCGAGTGCTTTTCTTGCCTCGCCGGATACATTGAATCTTGCTTCCATTTTCGTTAGCCTCCTTAGCTTTTTGGTGATTACATATATCACTCTAAAGCTGTGGAATAGCAAGTAATATTGAGCAGGAATAAATGTGCATCAGGCTGATTCAACCTCGGTGAAAGCCATCTTCACACCGTCCCGAATGAGAAACACATTATCCTTGCTGCCAACCTGCTCGATATATCGTTTTACGATTACATCACAGAACTTCTCATCCAATTCTACTGTATAGCAAATCCGCTTGGTCTGCTCGCAAGCGATAAGGGTACTTCCCGAACCACCAAATGGATCTAGTACAATACACCCTGTCATGCTGGAGTTTAGGATTGGGTAGGCCACCAGCGGAACCGGCTTCATCGTGGGATGGTCAGCATTCTTTTTGGGCTTGTCAAACTCCCAGATGGTTGACTGCTTGCGGTCGGAATACCAGGCATGCTTACCGTTTTTCTTCCAGCCGAACAGGATTGGCTCATGCTGCCATTGATACGGTGATCGCCCAAGCACCAGCGATTGCTTCTTCCAGATACATGTGCCGGAAAGGTAAAATCCGGCGGCATCAAAAGCACGACGGAAATTAAGCCCTTCGGTGTCAGCATGGAATACATAAATAGACGCGTCCTTCGCCATCGCTTTTTCAGTGAGGGTGAACGCGTCTAAAAGAAACTGATAAAACTTTTCATCCGCCATATTATCGTTCTTAATCTTTCCGGCTGTGCCTTCGTAGTTAACATTGTACGGAGGATCAGTCACCGTTAGGTTGGCCATCTTTCCGTCCATGAGCAGATTAAAGGTCTCTACCTTTGTACTGTCACCACACACGAGTCGGTGCTGTCCAAGTAGCCACAGATCACCCAGCTTCGTAATAGCAGGTTTTGAAAGTTCTTCGTCCACATCAAAGTCATCGTCTTTGACATCCTCAATACCGCCCAACAGCTTATTTAACTCTGCATCGTCAAAGCCCAGGAGCGACAAATCAAAATCTACACCTTGTAATTCAGAAAGTTCTACCGATAACATTTCAGTATCCCAGCCTGCGTTCAAGGCAAGGCGGTTGTCAGCGATTATGTATGCTCGCTTCTGTGCTTCGGTCAGATGTTCCGCAAATACACATGGAACTTCGGTGATACCTTCTTCTTTAGCTGCAAGAACACGGCCATGCCCTGCGATTATATTTAAGTCTTTATCCACTATGACTGGATTGACGAAACCAAACTCCCGTAGGCTCGCACGAAGCTGGAGAATCTGTTCTTTGCTATGTGTACGAGCATTCCTTGCATATGGCACCAGCTTATCAATATTTACTTTTTCTAATCGTTCAGTTGTATTCACAATCTTCTACCGTCCTCTCCTACTTGAAAGCAGAGCTTCCATAATATCGTCCTGCGGATTTCCAATGAAAGCCGTGGTACAGTTTTGCTTGACTATGTCAAAGATCTCATACCAGAGCAGGTTAGCCTGCTTTTGAAATGACTGGCTCATTTGCACGAATGGACTAGCAATCGCACCTCCCGTTGTTGGGTGCTTGCCTAAAAGGCCATATGTGCTTATAGCTTCTTCACACTGGATGTATCGTGTAAACGACTGTGCATAGGCTTCGACGAGTCTGGGATTTACGAATTTTTCACAACCACGTTCCTTGAGCCATTTCCATGTTTCAATAAATAGGGCATCAGCGCCCAGTGG